CTGGCGAAGCATTGGCCGGCGGTGAAGCGATACGAGGATGTTCGAGAGGTTGGATGGGGAATTGGATGTGGCACCCATGACCGATTCTGGCTGGAGGAAGTCGATGTCCTCTGTGGGGGATTCCCCTGCCAGGACATCAGCTTCGCCGGGCCCGGAGGCGGATTGGCCGGCAAGCGATCCGGGCTGTGGACCGAATACCTGCGACTCATTCGCGAGCTACGACCCCGATACGTCCTCGTGGAGAACGTCGCAGCGCTCCTGGCTCGAGGGATGGGAACGGTTCTCGGCGACCTGGCCGAGAGCGGGTATGACGCGGAGTGGGACTGCATCCCAGCTGAAGCCGCTGGCGCCAACCACGAGAGAGATCGCGTCTGGATTGTGGCCCACTCCCACGGTGAACGGGAATTACAACCGCAAAGGCGCCAGCGCGACGAGCGGCGATGGCTTGGCGACGGCGGTGCGACGCTGGCCGACGCCGACCGCGCGGGACTATCGCAGCCCAGGGACACCAGAACGACTGGCCCGGGCCAAGCGCGAATCTTCGAGGGGGCAACCCTTGACCGAGGAAGTTGGTGGGCAGTTGAACCCAACGTGGGTCGAGTGGCTCATGGGATACCCAACCGGATGGACCGAATTAAAGGATTGGGGAACAGCATCGTCCCGCAGATCGCGGAGTGGATCGGCCGTCGCATCGTCGAAGCGGAAGGTGCGTAAATGACCTGCGAGACCGCTGACGGCCACGCCTGGGTGGCCTATGGGGTGCCGCTCACAGCAGGAACCTTGTTCAGCGATCCCGATCCTGAGGATCGGTGTGTCTGTGGACAGGTGACGTGGGAAGAGATGATCCGGATTTTGGATCTGCGCGAGTCGCGTCCTTGCGCCGAGTCACCGTAGGGATACCGTGAAGGACAGTGGATCGTACTTGGGAGAACAAGCCGTGAAGATCGCTGTTGTCGGGTCGCGTGAGTATTCGGACCTTGCTGCTGTTCGCCAGTTCGTGTGGGAGCAGGAGCGAGACACCGTGATTGTCAGCGGAGGCGCGCGGGGGGTTGATGACGTGGCAGTGTCAGAGGCAAGGCGGCTCGGGATGCCCTACGAATTGCACCTTCCTGACTGGACGCGGTTCGGCAAGCGCGCTGGAGCGATGCGTAATCGGCAGATCGTCGTGGCCGCAGATGAAGTCGTCGCGTTCTGGGATGGCACATCGCGCGGGACGAAGTTGACGATCGACATGGCACGAGCGGAAGGGAAGCCGGTGCGCGTCTTCGGACAGTCGGTTAGCAGGTAGGCAGATCGGTGATTCTTTGGCTCGAGGGTCCCTCGCGCAAAGACTGACACGACAGGAGTTATCGATGAGCGACGCACACGAGCAGACGGAGACGGAGACGGAGAGGCGCGTGGAACCCTGTTTCGGTCAATGCGGCATCGCTGAATTACGGGCCCACTGTGCCTCTGTAGACGCCCAACGCGAAGAATACGAACAGGTCGTCGACAGTTTCAACGAGTCAGTCCCGAAGCTCCACGACAGAATTCAGGCCCTTGGGCAGCAGCTAGCCGAGATGACGGGCAGGATCGTCGGGTTGTGCGACATCAATAACCGATTACACGAGCGGTCGGTCACGATGACGCGTTGGAAAGCTGGCCTAGAACGACATCTTGCCGATGTGACACGGGAACGTGATCAACTCCGCACCAGTTCAGAGGAAGCTGAATCCCAATTAGCCGAGATGACGAAGGCACGCGACGACGCGCAGGCTACGAGCCGAGAAAAGATCCACAGGGCGTTCAAGGTGCGTGCTGACGATGGGTCGTGCGCCTGCCCCTATTGCACCGAAGACGCTGAAGGGCTGGCCGACATGGTCGGCAATTACGAACTGGACATGCACGCGGCGAAGGATCGCGCAGAAGCCGCCCAGGCCCGTGCAGACGCGGCAGAACAGGCCCGTGATCAAGCCCGCGAGGATCGCCAGATTCTGTTGGACACGATCCAGCGCCAATCAGACGAGATCGCGCGTCATGTGGAGCAGGCGGCCCGGTTGATGGCGGAACGCGACGTGGAGGGACGGGAATGAGCACGTTAGACATCGTGGAGTTTACGGCATTCGGCCCACTAGAGATGGCGCGCAGATGGACGCGCAGGCGGACTGTTGGCCGGGTGTTCGCCATGGCTGTCGCGGGAATCACTCTTCTGCCGTGGTTAGCGTTGTTGAGTCCGATTACGCTGGCGGTGATTGGCTTTGACCTTGCGCGCAGGCTGTGGGATGAGGGATGACCGATGATCTCGCCCTCGCTCGTGCCGAGCGGCTGTTGGCCAAGAGTGCTGGAGATCGCATCAGCGTGGAGAAGACACCCTGTCCAATGTGTGGGTCCAAGTTCAGCAAGGTGGTGAGGTCGCAGGGGACGAAGCGGCAGCGTCAATGTGACGGGTGCAAGGGGAAGTACACCACGGTGGAGCGGACGGAGGCGGCATGAGTGAGTGGCAGCCAATTGAGACGGCCCCCGTTGGTGTGCTGGTGCTGATCTGTCACATGGAAGACGGGATCGTGTACGTGGCAAAGCAGTATCCGAACGAGCTTGGCGTGTGGATTGATCAGGATGGTCTAGATTTCGACTACGGCACATGGACACCGACGCACTGGATGCATCGGCCGCCTGACTGACATTTATTTCTAGTCTGCCATATATGGCACCTATCTAAGCCGTCACATCTGTATCCTCAACGGTAAGGTTGCGCCCGCTGCCTTCATTCGCCTTTGAGGTGCCCGCTTGCGAACAGTTCTCGCCCTGGTCGTTTCGCTCCTTGTGTGCCTGCCCGCGTACGCCCAAACCCCCATCCCCATTATCGGAACAGAGCTGATTGCCTGGGATCAGCGAGCGCCCGATCTCGCCTCGGCGCAAGCCTACAGCTACTCACCGCTGATTGACACGGCCACACCGCCGGCCACGCTGGTGCCGTTTGCGGGCGTGACGTGTGTGGGTACGGCGAGTCCCTTTACCTGCCGTGTGCGCCTACCGGCGTTGACCACAGGCGTGCATCAACTGCGGGTGGTGACGTACATGACGGTGGGGAGTTCAGTGCTCCAGGCGGCCCCCAGTGCGGCTGTGGGGGTGCTGATGACCGCGGCCCCGTTGGCGGCTGAACGTGTGCGATTGGAGAGCGGCACGCCGTGACGCCGCGCGAGGCCCAGCGCATCGCCAAGATTGACAAGACATTTTGCCGCATGATCTGGGCCGCGTTGAAGCAGGCGAAAAAGGCCAAATACGACGCGGAGCGGCGACGGGAGAAGCCGGCGCCAGTGGTGGTCAGCGAAGACGTGCAGTGGCGGCGCACTGGCTAGATGGCGAAATACTGGTTCAAGGGATCGAGCGACAACGTCATTTTGTTCGATGACTTTCCAGGGTCGTCTGTCGATTCTGCGAAGTGGACTGTCTTCGACCGGATTAGCGATCAGGTCAACAGCGAGCTGAACTGCGTCATTCCGGCAAACGTCAGCATTGCTGGCAGCATCCTGTCGGGCGTGGCGAAGTTCGAGGACCACAGTTGTGGAGACTCCGAGCAGGGCGCGGTCACTGAACATTACACGTCGTGGCAAATTCAACAAGCCACGGCCCCATTCCTCTATGGGACTGTCGAGGTCCGCGCGAAGATTCCTGGTGGAACTGGTGTGTGGCCGTGTATCTGGATGCTGGGCTTTGAGTGGCAAGCCAGCCAGCCGTTTACCGCGAATACGCCGAGCCATAACTGGCCCGTTGCCGGATGGTGTGAGGTCGACATCGCGGAGTTCATGAACGGGTCACGGACCACGGTGAACAATCAGGTCCATTTTGGGTCGGCGAATGTCGGGCCTGGCATTGTCGCCATGCCCTATAACGCGACATCGCGATACATGGTGTACCGGCTGCAATGGGCCGCGGGGTCGATGATTTGGTCGGTGGATCCTGAAGACGGGGGTGGGTTTCAGACGCTCAGTTCGCTGAGTGGCGGGAATGTGCCGAACGTCGCGATGTATGTCGTCCTCAATATGGCCGTGGGCGGGTTTGGTGGCGCACCAGATTCCGCCACATTCCCCCTGACGATGCAGGTGGATTACGTGCGGGTGACGCAGTAGTGGCCAACTGCACCATCGGATCCAGTCAGGCCATTGCCTCGACCACGGTCACGAAGCCGAGTGGCGTTGTGGATGGGTCAGTGCTGGTGATTCGCTATCACTGGTTCGTGGCCGGCGATCAACATCTCGTGTTCCCGACATGCTCGAACTCGTTTGTGGATGTCGGGAGCGTCAGTTCCTACGACCCGATACACGCCTATACGATGGGCGTCAGCTTTTTCCGCAAGGTCATCGCGTCAGCAGCGGGTGAGCCCTCGACCTACACGATCACGCCGGTGAGCGGTCGCGACGTGGACTTAGGCCAAATTGACCGGCTGGTCAATTGCGACACGACGACGCCTGAAACGGACGCTGGGCAGAACAAGATCGTGTTTGGCGGAGGCACGAACTGGACGACGGGTGCCGCGATTGATTCGGGTACGGAAGACCTGTTGCTGATTGGCGTGACGGCTTGGGCGGCGCCGATTGGTACACCAGGGACCATGGCGCAGAACTATTTGCTCGATGGGGCCGGAGACATCGGCGGGTATAGCGAGAACACCGGCGTGGTGACGGGTGCGACGCGGACGTCTACGACTGGTGCGAATGATGGCTCGGCTATCGCGTTTGTGGTGTTCAAGGCTGGTGCGGGTGGCGGTGGAGGTGGACGAACGACAAAGAACACGCGGGCGTTTCCGTTGGGTGTCGAGGTGGGCATGAACATTCGGGGCGGTCTCTCGTGAAGATCGGTCACTGGATGCGCAAAGAGAAATCCGGGTTAGCGTTCACGACACTGGAGATCGTGCAGGCGGAGATGAAGCGTGGCCATCAGGTGTTCCTGCGTGAACCCAGTGACGCAGAGGGGCAGCCAGGGGCCTTGCTCTATGGGTCCGAGGAGCTCGGGGCCGATGTCGAGTGCGTGCATTCGCAGATGCCTTTGAGTAGCTACTTCACGACGACGCCGAAATTCCTCTGGATGCACGGCGAACCATTGTCCAGCGTCGGGAATGGTGTCTCGATGAAGGCGATCGTGGACATGGCGCCCAAGGTGGATGCGTTCATCGCCATGCGCAAAGAGGAATGGTCGGTCTGGAACAGCATCAAGCGTACGTATGTGGTGCCGAAGGGGATCGACCTCGAGCGCTTCACGCCTGTGGAGGTGAAGCCGCACGACGACAAGGATCCGACGTCCAAGCTCTCGGGCGATCCGGCGGTGCTCTATGTCGAGCATTGGCGCGGGCAACGAAACCCGTTGTACCTCTGCGTTGCGATGCAGCAGGTCTGGCAGAAGTATCCGAAGGCCCGGTTACACCTGTTCAACTGCACGGATCCGAAGATGTACGCCACGTTCAAGGCGCTGCACACGCACAACAAGTGGTGGGCGTTTCTGCGGACGATGAGTGGTCCGGTGCCTGATGCGGACATCAATCATCTCTACAATCGTGCGGATATTGTGGTGTCAGGACTGTACCCGCTCTACGCCAGAAGCATCGAGGCTTTCGGTGCCGGCAAGGCGTTCATTGGACCCGGGTACACCGATGAGGAGTATCCGTGGCACGCGGACCTGAGTCCTGATTCGCTGGCGTCGGCGATTGTGCGGTGCTGGGAAAACTACGACGTCATCAACTACCGGGCGTGGGCAGAGAAGAAGCACGACGTGCTGAACACGGTTGCGGAGTGCGAGCACATCTACGGGCGCTATCTATGAGCTACGCCACCATCGACGACCTTCGGGAATCACTCGCTAGGCCAACGCCGAAGGTGCGCGATCCTGGGTATGTTGCCAAGATGATGCACGAGGTGCCGGAAAGCACCGTCGTGGACCGGGCCAAGTTCGTCCTCGAGCGCGTACGCGGGAAGCGAGTGCTGGAATTCGGCGCCACGGGGAAGCTGCACGACGAGGTGCGGAAGGTCGCCAGTTACTACTTCGGTGTCGACCGTGAATCCAGTGTGCAGGTGGCCGGTTTTGACCTCGATGACGTGTCCAAGGCGCATCTGCCGGCTGATTCGGTGTTCCCGGAAATCATTCTCTGTGGTGAGGTGCTTGAGCATCTGGGTAATCCGCAGTGGTTCCTGACCAGGCTGCGGCGTCAGTATGCGAGTCTGCCTGTCATCATCACGGTGCCGAATGCGCTGACCAAGATCGGCCTTCGGCATATCGACCAGGGCACGGAAAACGTCAACATCGACCACGTGGCGTATTACAGCTATCGGACGCTTCGCACGCTCCTTGAACGTGTCGGCTACGGCATCGAGTGCTTCCATTGGTACGGGGGCGACCCATATACCGCTGAAGGGCTGATTGTGGTGACCAAATGAGCCAACGTTTATTCAAGGGTCGAACCAACAACCATCTCACGTGGATGATGGTCGACGCGACCGACTTCGCCACGCCAGAAAGTGCGCTGTCGGCGGCCACCAAGATCAAGGTCTATGGCAAGCTGCGCGGGGCGACGGGCACGAACTTCGTCACCAGTGGTACGGGCTCGCTCACGAACGACATCACGCATGTGGGCGCCTCGGTGCTGGGGCTCTACACGATTGCGCTCGCCAAAGCCGATCTGTCAGATGCCTCGGCGGCGTGGTACGACCAGTACATCATCAGCCTCTCGGCGACTGGTGCGGCGTATCAGACCTTGGTCGCTGAAGGGGTGATTGACGAAAGCACGCTGATGTCTCGGCTGTTGCTGACGCAGTCGGCGGCCTCTGATGCGGCCAGCGCGGCGGTGCAGACGAACAGTCGTGTGTTGCTTGCCCAGAGCGTGCTGTCAGACATCCGCTCCCACATCAGCGATCTGCAGTCGGACTTCCAGAGTCGAGTCCCCAAATTGGTGGCCACCAATTCGCAGTTGTCCGACCTCGCCTCTGACGTCAAGTCAGCCGTGGCGGGGGTGACGGCGACGATCTCTGTTTCCAACATCAGCGACATCGCCTCTGCGGTGTATGCCCTGATGGTGTCAGACGTCAGCGACCTGTATTCGTTGATCGCCCAGACGAACAGTCGTGTGCTGATCGGGCAAAGCTACCTCTCGGACATCCGGTCGCACCTCAGCGATCTGCAGTCGGATTTCCAGTCACGGGTGCCCAAGCTCGTGGCGACGAGCTCCCAACTGTCGGATCTCGCCAGTGATGTGAAGTCAGCGGTAGGAGCCATCACGGTCACGCTGTCCGCCTCAGACATCAGTGATATTGCCTCAGCGGTGGCGGCCGGGGTGACGACGGTCACAGTCTCCAATATCTCGGACATTGCCTCAGCGGTGTGGGCGAATGCGATTGGCGCACGGGTCGATTCGCGGGTGTTGGTGGGCCAGAGTTACCTATCCGACATCCGCTCGCATCTCAGCGACCTCCAGAGTGATTTCCAGTCTCGTGTCCCCAAATTGGTGGCCACGAACAGCCAATTGTCGGATCTAGCCTCAGACGTCAAGAGTGCAGTCTTGCTGGGGCAATCCCTCGCCTCTGATGCGCACAGTGCCGCCGCCCAAGCGAATTCGCGTGTGCTGGTGGTGCAATCGATGGTGAGCGACACGCAAAGCAAGCTCTCGGACGTGGAGAGCAACCTGCTCAGTGTGATCGGCACCACGGGTGTACAGCTCAACGCCTCGAGCCTCTCCGATCTCAGAAGTGCCATTACGGCCGGCGCGACGGGTCTGGATGCCTCAGCGCTCAGTGACATCGCCTCAGCCGTCGTGGCCGCTATTGCCGCGCAAGGCGTGGGGCTTGATGCGTCGACCATGAGCGACATCCGGTCTGCGGTCTTGTCGCTGTCGGCCATGTTGTCGGATGCCCATTCGGCTGCCGCCCAGGCGAATAGCCGTGTGTTGTTGGGCAACTCGATGACGTCGGATCTGCAATCGAAGTTGTCGGACGTCGAGAGCAACTTACTGAGTTTCCTGACGACCACCGGGGTGGGGCTCAACGCCTCGGCGCTGTCGGACCTGCGTTCAGCGATCACCGCAGGCGCCACCGGTCTGGACGCCTCGGCCTTGAGCGACATTGCCTCGGCGGTGGTGGCGGCGATCGCGGCTCAGGGGGTAGGCCTGGACGCGTCCACCATGAGTGATATTCGCTCAGCCATCCTGGGTCTGTCGGGGATGTTGTCGGATGCCCACAGTGCGGCAGCACAAGCGAACAGCCGGATTCTGGTCACGCAGTCGATGGTGAGTGACACCCAGAGCAAATTGTCTGACGTCGAGTCGAATTTGCTCAGCTTCATGACCACGACAGGGGTGGGCCTGAATGCCTCGAGCCTCTCCGACCTGAGGAGCGCCATCACGGCTGGGGCGACGGGTCTGGACGCTTCCGCCCTGTCCGATATTGCTTCGGCCGTTGTTGCCGCGATTGCGGCCCAAGGCGTGGGTCTCGATGCGTCGACCCTGTCAGACATCCGGTCAGCCATTCTGGGATTGTCGGGCATGCTCTCCGATGCGCATTCGGCCGCGGCTCAGGCCAATAGCCGAGTCTTGCAGGGCAATAGCCGCTTGCTGCTGGTGCAATCGCAGGCCAGCGACATCTACAGCCTGTTGAGCGATGCCCATTCAGACATTGGGGTGATGAGTGGCGTGCTGTCGGATGCGTATTCGTCTCTGAGCGATTTGCAATCAGATTTCCAGTCGAGAGTCCCCAAGCGCGTGGCGACCGATTCGCAGCTGTCAGCCATGACGTCTGATCTGCATTCGCACATCACGGCTGGTGTCAATGTCACCAAAATCAACGGAACCACGTTGACTGGTGATGGCCTGGCGACTCCATGGGGGCCGGCCTGATATGCCGGCGGGACCGATCGGCAGCGTCTGGGCTGAGGAGTCGTGGCACGACACGTCCTGGCAGGCGGATTCCTGGGCGGATCTTGGTGATGTCACGCAGGGTGTGGTGGCCAGCGCCACGATCGTTGGTACCAATGAGTTCTCCGTGGAGATTGTCGGGACGGTGAGCTAAATGGCGAAGGAAACAGCCGATCATCTCATTGTGGGGAACGACTATGAGCGAGCCTTCCACATCCAGAATGCTGAGGAAGATACTGCCATCAACATCGCCGGGTACACGCTCTCCTACATGATCAAGCGCCGAAAGTCCGATGCCGACCTGGCTGCCATCGTGACCAAGACCACCACGTTGGGGATTGTGATTGCGGGAGCATTTGACGCAGACCCAGATGTCAATGCCCAGCGGGCGACGGTAAGTGTATCGGACACAGATACGGAATCACTGACTCCAGGGTTGGCGTACTACGAGCTCAAGCGCACCACGGCGGGGTTCGAGACCGTGTTGGCGTACGGCCCTGTGGATCTCGCGCGTGGGGTGCATCGTGCGTGAGAAATCGTTAGGGAAAATGGCACTCATGCACATGGTGGAGACGTAGTGATGGTGGGCACATTCCAGGATGCCGTTGTGGCATTGAAAGCCGACCTTTCGGAATCGGTCAATGCTTTGTTTGAGAAGTTCTCTCGTGAGAATGGCGTGATGCCATGCGGGCTGGACATTGCCTTCTCGGAAGTGACCACGTATGGCGACGCGACGAAGCAATTCGTGGTGGTTGGTATCAATGTGAGGTTCAACCTGTAGTGCCTAACTCGCCTTTGCGCCCATGTTCAGGTCCTACACGTCCGAGGTGTGCCACTTGTGCCTGATGCGGCTCCGCGTATGTGCGTGCGCTGCCATGCGCGGGTACGGGCAGGGCACAACTGCACAGCCAAGAAGGGCGCAGGATGGGCTGCCCACAACAGGGGGCAAACGTCCACCCAGCGTGGGTACGGAGCCGCATGGCGTGCCCTGAAGGCCCATGTGCTCAGGGACGCTTGCTTCGTCTGTGCGGTGTGTGGATGGGCAGCCACGACCGTCGACCACATCATTGCCAAGGCGAATGGCGGAACCGATGCGATGACAAATCTTCAAGCGATCTGTGTGAAGTGTCATCGAGCGAAGACGGCACGCGAGCGATGGACTGCGATGGGGTAGGCGGCTGTAACCTCTAGAGAACACAGGCCTGAAACGGCATGGGAAAGGAACTTCTGACGCGTGGCCTTTCAGGGCTGTTTGAATGCGGTGGTTGAGTAGGCCAGAAATCAGAGAAATCAATGGGACGAGGGGGCGCGCGGTTAGGGGCGGGGCGAAAGCCGAAGAGCGCGGTGCAAAACGCCGTGGATGGCACGAAGTCGTATGCACAGCAGCCCAACTACTTCCAAGCGGGCGCGAAACTGCCTGAGGTGGAGGAGTTCGACGCGCCCAATGAGTTGACCACTGACGAGCGCAACGTCTGGATGAAACTGGCGCCTGGGGCGTTCAAGGCGCGGACGTTGAGTCAGGTGACCGAATACGCGTTCGTGTTGCTGTGCAAGAACATCGTGCTCGAGCAGGGGTTGCGGGCGAGCGTGGAGAAGTGTGGCGGGCCTGACCACCGGGGGATTCTGCAGAAGGTCGAGGGCGGATTGACAGCCTTCAGCCTGCGGGCGATGGGCAAGCCGCTGATTCTGGACGAGAAGGAGAAACCGAAGAGTGCCCTTGAACGGCTCCAGGCGCAAACGAAGCTCCGCGCCGTCAAATAGCCGCTGGTCTGGCTTCACGCACCGGGCGGATGTGTACGCCCGCGAGGTGGTGGCTGGGGTCATCGTGGCGGGGCCACTGGTGCGCCTGGCGTGCGAGCGGCATTTGCGGGACCGGGAGACACTGAAGGGCTATCGGTTTGATGAGGCGCGCGCGGACCACGCGATCGTGTTCTTTGAGTCGGTGCTGAAGCTGCCGGACATGCTGGATGACGATGGGTTTGCCAAACCGTTCCTGCTGGAGCCGTGGCAGGCGTTCATTATTGGGAGCCTGTTCGGGTGGGTGGATGCCAGGGGGTATCGGCGGTTCCGTGAGGCGTTCATCGAGATCGGGAAGGGCAACGGGAAGACGCCGATGTGTGCCGGCATCGGGTTGTATGGGCTGCTGATGGATGGGGAGCGGGCGGCAGAGATTTATGCAGCGGCGGCCGATCAGGACCAGGCGCAGATTCTGTTCAGGGACGCGGCGCGGATCGTCAAGGCCTCGCCGGACCTCGAGGACGAGTTGACGTTCTCTGGCGGTGTCCATGTGTGGAACATTGCGCATGAGGAGTCACTGTCGTTCTTCCGGATGTTCTCGAGGGAGTCGGGGGCGAAGTCTGGACCGCGGCCACACATGGCGCTGCTCGATGAGCTCCACGAGCATGGGTCTCCTCAGATTTCGATCAAGATTCGCGCGGGTGCGAAGCGGCGGAAGCAGCCGATGTTCGTGGAGATCACCAATTCCGGGTTCGACCGAACCACGATCTGCTGGCAGCATCACGAGCATTCGAGGTTCGTGCTCGAGGGGGTGCGGCCTGATGAGCAGTGGTTTGCGTTTGTGTGCTCGTTGGATGAGGGTGACGACCCGCTGACGGATGAGGCGTGCTGGATCAAGGCGAACCCGAACCGCGGGGTGTCGATTACGGACGACTACCTTCGGCGGCAAGTGTTGAACGCCACGAATATGCCGGCCGAGACCAATACCGTCCTGCGGCTGAACTTCTGCGTGTGGACGAATGCCATCACCCGCTACTTCGACCACGCGAAGTGGCAGGCGTGTTCGGCGGTGGTGTCAGACGACGATCTGATTGACGCGGAGTGTTTTGGCGGAGTGGACCTTGGGCAGACGGACGACCTGTCCGCGTGGGCGCGGCTGTTCGTGCTCAAGGACGGGCGGCGGGTGGTCAGGATGCGGTATTGGCTGCCGCGGGCGGCGATGGAAAAGTTCCCCGATCGGCCGTATGCCGAATGGGAGAAGTCAGGCCTGTTGACAGTCACCGAGGGCGACACCACTGACGATGACGTGGTTGAGGACACCGTACTGGAGGACTGCCGGGAGAGCGGGGTGCGCGATCTCGGCTTTGACAAGCGGTTTTCTCACACGTTGGCGCTGCATTGGATGGGCGCGGACATCACGTGTACGGACGTGCCACAGGGGTTCGCGCTGAACGAGGCCATCCGGACACTGTCGACGTGGGTCAGTGAAGGGGTGCTCTGTCACGGCGGGGATCCGATTCTGGCGTGGATGGCGAGTAATGCGGTGGTGCGTGAAGGTCGGAACAAAGAGATCCGGCTGGACAAGGACAAGTCGAGCGAAAAGATCGACGGGATCGCCGCCTTGGTGATCGCGATTTCGCGGGCGATTGTGACGGAGCCACAGGACGCCTGGGACGGGGTCGTTCATGTCGCATAGGGAGATCCAGTGTCTCGATATGAAGTGATCCGCCCGGTGAGGCCGTCGTGGGTGGCGAGGGTTGGGGCGCAATTGCGCTCCTACACGCGCGGGCCGTATTCGTTGAAGTCGATTGAGGCGGCGCTGGCTGGCAATGGTGCGCCGTCGAGTGCTGGGGTGGCCGTCACCGAACAGTCAGCGTTGAACTATGCGCCGGTCTGGGCGGCGGTGTCGTTGATCTCCGGGGATGTCGGGTCATTGCCGCTGGTGCTCTATAAGCGGTTGAAGGGTGGCGGCAAGGAGCGATACGAAGACCACTCGCTGTACCGGATTCTGCACGACACGCCCAATCCTGAGATGACCTCGGTAGCGTTCCGGAGAACGCTGCAGGCGCATGCGCTGACGTGGGGTAATGGGTTTGCGGAGATTGAGCGCGACGGGGCGGATCGGCCGAAGTACCTCTGGCCGCTGGCGCCTGATGCCTGCCAGCCGTTTCGGGATTCACAGCAGCGGTTGATGTATCGGGTGAGGAATCCCGGCGGCGGTGATGTGGTGTTCCAGCCGCGGGACATCCTGCACGTGCCTGGGTTGGGATTCGACGGGACCACGGGTTATTCGGTGATCGCCAAAGCGCGTGAGTCGATTGCGCTGGGGATTGCGGCGGAGAAGTTTGGCGGCACGTTCTTCGGTAACGGCGCGTCCTTCGGCGGGGTGTTCTCGCATCCCACGAAGATGGAGGACAAGGCCGTCAAGAACTGGCAGGACAGCGTCAACGCCAGGCACGAAGGGGTGGAGCGGGCGCACAAGTTCCTGTTAGTGCAGGGCGGGATGAAGTACGACCGGCTGGGGATTCCGCCGAATGATGCGCAATTCCTCGAGACCAGGCAGTTTCAGATCACGGAGATCGCGCGGTGGTTCAATGTGCCGCCGCACAAGATCGGCGACCTTTCTCGGGCCACGTTCAGCAACATTGAGCAGCAGGCGATCGAGTACTACACCACCACGCTGATTCACTGGTTACGCGCGTGGGAGCAGGAGTTGATGTTCAAGCTGGTGAGCCCGCTTGAGCGCAACACGCAGGTCATTGAGCACGTGGTGGAAGGGCTGTTGCGCGGAGACGCGGCAGGCCGAGCGGACTTCTACGGGAAGCTGTACAACATCGGCGCGATCACGCCGAATGAGATCCGCGCGCTGGAGAACATGAATCCGCTGGCCGGCGGGGACGTGTCCTACGTGCCGTTCAACATGGTGCCGGCGGATCGGGTCAACGAGGTGCTCGACGCCAATATCAAGGCGAAGACGACGCCAACGCCGGCACCGCAGCCAGATCCTGCCGCGGCCAATCGAATCGCGGAACTGGAAGAGGAACTTCGGAAAGAGATCGACCATTCAGGACGGCGCGATGCCGCCCAAGAACTGCGGATCGCCAATCTTCAGGTTGAGCTCACGACGGCCATCCAGCGGGCGGCTGAAGCCGAGGCTGGGCTGGACGTGCGGAACGATCTGATGACTGGACTGCGGGCAGAGGTGACGCAGTGGCAAGCCGAGGCCGAGCGGTTGCGTGTTGAGGACGAGCGTCTGCAGTTGGAATTGGGCCGCGCGCTGGCTGACGCGACGGGCTGGGAAACAAAAGCCAGCGAACGCGCTGACAAGATCGTGACGTTGACGGGAGAGCGTGACAACCAGGCTGATGTGATTGCCGGCCTGTCGGCTGGTCTCGAATCCGTCAGGGCCGAACTGTCCCACACAATCGAGTTGCTGGACGGCGCCAAGGTGGCACTGGCTGCAGAGCAGGTGGAGCGCGTGTTGGCGTTGGCCCAGGCAGACCAATCCGTGGCTGATGCCGTAGCGGCACGGTTGACGGCCGAGGCTGAACGCTCAAGTGCGGAGCGTGTCGCTGCTGATGCCACAGCAGCCGGCCTGGAGGCGATGGCGGCGCGCGCGCGGGCTGAGGAGGCACGTACGCAGGCTGAGGCCACACTGACCGCTGAGCGTGACGCAGAGGCCTCCAGGCTGACCGTGCTGGTGACTGCTCAGCGTGCGTTGATGGTCGACGCCATGGGTCGGCTGATTCGCCGGGAGACGGAGAAGGCGCGGCGGAATCAGGCCACACCAGAGAAGTTGCGCGCGTGGGCGAGTTCGTTCTATAGCCTGCACGAAGAGGCTTGCTGCGAGATCCTTCAGCCGGCGATCCAGGCCTCGCTGGCGTTGCGCGGGTCGACAGATGACCCTGTCGACGTGACGGCAACGTTGGTGGCTGAGCATGTGGAAGTGTCGCAGCGACAGTTGTTGGCGGTGGCGGATGTCGATCCGGACGAGTTCCACGGCGAGCTGAACAAGCTGCTGACGCGCTGGGAGGCGCAGCGGCCGACAGCGGTAGCGGATCAGATGCAGACGAAGGAGTTCAGCAGTGTCAGAACCTACCGAAAATCAGCTTGAGCGGCGCACTGGACACGGCGAACTGCGCGTGGAGGATGCGCGCAAGCGGCGCCTGGGCGGCTATGCCATCGTGTTCAACAAGTGGAGCGAGGATCTGGGCGGCTTCAGAGAGCAAATTGCCCCGGATGCCGTCAACCGCACGCTGAAGGAAAACATCGATGTGCGCGCGTTTTTTGACCACGATAGCGGCAAGGTCATCGGCCGGTTGACGGCTGGGACGTTGCGCGTCGAGAAGGACAAGCGCGGATTTCGCGTGGAGATCGATGTGCCTGACACGTCGGTTGGCAATGACCTGATGGTGTCAGTCGAGCGGCGGGACATTACCGGCATGTCGTTTGGGTTCCGCGTGGCGGCTGGCGGGTCGGAATGGGAAGAGGATGCGGACGGGAATGTCACGCGGACCATCTCTGATATGCGGGTCCACGAAGTGTCAGTGGTCAGTATGCCGGCCTATCCGGACACGTCGATCGCCGTTCGGTCATTGCAGGCGTTTCAGGCTGAACGGAAACCGTCGCGGCTGGAGTATTTGAAGCGGTTGCATCGGCAGCGGATGGCTGGGTGATGGCTGACGTGTATGACTTCGATAAGTTCAGCAAGGCTATAGTGGCGGCTACCGTCAAGTTGCGCGCGTTGGACGCGTCACTTCCACGTCTAGAAGCGCAATTTGCGGCCATCGAGAAGGGATTCGCCGCGCGCAAGTCAGCTGAGGCGCAACTCCTTGAGGCGTGGTTCCGCCTGGAGTCAGAGAATGTCTAGAGGTAGGCGCCCACGCATTTCCGGCCAGAACTCGTCAGCCAAGCTCTGGTTCTATCTCACCGACGACGAGAAAGCCCAACTCCGGAGCATGTCCGACGAATCGGGTCTCGCGATGGCGGCGATCGTGCGCGAAGCCATCAACGAATTCGTGTCTGATTACGCAGAGCGGCGGGTGTTCGACCGGACCGTCTCTGTGCGGTAGTGCCCTTGTCTTGCGTCGTCTAGCCTCATCACGAGGCGTCTTGCCCAGGCGAGCCCTGCCGCGCGCAGTCTGGCGCTGTAGAGAATATGATTGCGGTAGTGCCCTTGTCCTGTCCTGCCGTGACCCGCCGCGCGTCGCCTAGGCTTGCCATGACGCGCCTTGACGCGTCAAGTGCTTAGACCAATCCCTCCATCGCCTTGAGGCATTGACGAAGGGGCATATCCTTTTGTGGAGTCGTCAAGTTGGTGCTCAACTTCTTAGCCGTGCGCTCTGACGAGAAGTGCTGCACGGCGCCGAGTTGGGCCATCGACGTATTGTGCTCAATCTTCATCGCATTCGGGAGCGCATCGAAGTCCTGTACGCAGGCGAGCTTCGCGCGGCCCTTGCGGGCCATTCGTTCGATACGATGCCGTGTCATCGGGCCGAGCCCAATGATCCCGATGTCATCGAGGCGCTTCAGGCCGACGTCGGTGACAGGTTCAAAGACTGCCTGATTGAGACGGCGCACGCGCTCGCGCGCGCTGTCCATAATGTGGCGTCCATCGGCTTGGACGTCGCGTCCGATGGCGGCCGTCATCATGTGGTAGGAGATGACGCCTCCGACGTCGATGGTCATCAGCAGGCGCTCAAGAACCTGCGTGTCTACGGATAGTTCTGGAATCGCGCGCTTCTCTGCTTGCATAAAAATCCTTGTCTTGTGATGCCGTGTCTTGTCGAGTCCGGTCCAGCTGAGTCGTGACCTGCCTAGCTGCGCCTTGACTCGCTGCGTCAGGCCTCGCCACGTCATGCCTTACCCCGCCGCGATTCAGCCCCACTTCACCTTGTTGACCTTGAACCGCCCGTAGTACCCATTGTTGCGCGGACGGAACCGGCCGATCCCGATGAAGTTGCCTGCTTCTTTGAGGTGCTGTTCGAAAACTGCCTGCGTGATGACGTCGTCGATGACATGGAATGTCACATCGCCTTTCCACTCACGCACGACGGGAAAGCATTTCCACACCCGCTTGCCGCCGCCGCGGCGCCCGTCGCCAGGGACGAACAGCCATTCCCCTGAAATGGTGTCCTTCGTGACTGGCAGTGGCAAGCCATCAAGGACCATGACGCCGGCCTCGAAGTGTTTCGTGTACGTGCTCTTGCCCTTGCCTGGAATTTGCACGCTGAGGTACTTAGCGATCTCAGAGATGCAGTTCTTGAACGCCATTGGCGGCATCACGACGTGACCGTCTGGGCCGTAGTGGCACCGCTCACGCCATGTGCGTTTCTCGTAGTCCGCCGTGCTCTCGGTTGACGTGCCGGTGGCGCGTCCTAGCATGGGGAATTCGTCTTTCGTGTACGCCTTGCTCTGTGAATACGGGGAAATGCTTTCCAGTTCTGCGGTTGCTACTCTCATTTGTGAAAACTCCTTGTCTTGCGTTGTGCAGCCGCGCCATGCCCAGCCATGCCCAGACGAGCCGCGTCACGCCTTGCTGCGCAGCGCCGGGTTAAGTTCTGGCCTTCTTTCTCGGTCGCTTCCAATACGGAGACTTGCACTTGGGGCAGACCTCAGGAACGACGCGTCGGCGAGGCACCCATTCGTGGCTGCAGCGTTCGCAGCGCCATCCATCTAATCGAATCTTTGCCGCCATTGAGTCTCCGGTATGCGAATAGAAGTATATACCTACTAGGTAATGCGCGGCAATAATTCTTACGACTCGGCACAATAGAGACTCAACTAGAACAACGCGGTGCGTCGCAGGCTATCCTCCGCATCCGTTGACGACATTTGATGCAGCCTGCCCCGGCTAACTAGGGCGCGGCTCATTCAGCAAACCAACGCGGTTTTGCTTTGTGGGCTGCGCCTTTGTCATTTCCGGCCATCCCACGGGCACAAGGGATGAGCCGATGACCGTACAAGAACTTCTCCAGCGAAAAGGCGAACTGGCCAACGAGGCCGCGCAACTCCTCCAACAGGACATGCGCTCCGAAGACGAAGCCAAGTTCGACACGATCCACGCCGACATCGACAAGATCACCAAGCAAGTCGAGCGGATGACCAAGCAGTCGGAGCTCGAGGCGGCCATTGCGGAACCGCAGGGCCGACGCAGTGAACCGACACAGCCGAACAGCAACCGTGGCAGCGGTGGGCGCATGGGCGCGGTCACCGACCGGGATCGCGGCGAAGCGCTCCGCGCGTGGATGACTGCCGGTGCGCCAACAGCCGATCTGACCCAAGAGCAGCGCGACAACGCGAAGCGCTGCGGCATCAACGTCGAGTCCAAGCGGCTCAATTTCCATCTGTCCAGCACGCCGCTGAAGGCCACTACGCCGATCCGTGACGGGTTTGGGGCGGGCCGTGAAGACCTCCGCGCGTGGGACGAGAAGCGCTCGGAAGAGCGGGCGGCCCTGACCGGCCTCCAGTCCTCGACCACAACCGGCGGGTACACGGTGGCGGATGAGACCATGCGCGCGCTGGAAGTGGCGCTCTTGGCCTTCGGCGGGATGCGCTCGGTGGCGACGGTGATCCGGACGTCCACTGGCGGGCCGCTGCCGATTCCGACCACCAACGACACGGCCAACAAGGGCGAGATCATCGGGGAGAACACGACCAGCAACGAACTGGAGATGACCTTCGGTCAGCTCGTGCTGGACGCCTGGAAGTACAGCTCCAAGTACATCCTGGCTTCGATCGAGTTCCTGCAGGACACGAGCATCAACGCCAATCAGTTTCTCGGCGGCGCGCTGGGCACCCGTATCGCGCGCATCACCAACGACCACTTCACGACGGGTTCAGGCTCGCAGCCGCAGGGCATCGTGACGGCGGCGACCTCGAGCGCGATCACCACAGCGGCGAGCGCGACCATCACGGTCGACAACCTGATCGACGTCGAGCACTCGATCGATCCGGCCTACCGCACGAACAGCCGCTGGATGATGCACGACACGGCGCTGAAGATCATGAAGAAGATGAAGGTGTTGCAGTACTCCGGTGACACCGTGGGCTCGCCGCTGTGGCTGCCGGGTCTGGCTGTCGGGGCGCCGGACACCATCCTCGGCTATCCCTACGTGATCAACCAGTCGATGGCGACGATCGCCGCCGGCTCCAAGTCGGTCCTCTTCGGCCAGTTGGACAAGTACATCATCCGCGACGTCAAGGACGTGACAGTGGTCCGGCTGGACGAACTGTTCGCCCTGCTTGGTCAGGTGGCGTTCCTGGCGCTCTCGCGTCATGACGGTGACCTGCTCGACGCGGGCACGCATCCCGTGAAGTACATGATTCAGGGTTCGTAAATCAGATGGCTGGGGCTGCGAGTGCGGCTCCAGCCTGTGTTCATTTGAGGAACGAGCCATGAAGACAGTCCATATCTATGTGCGGGAACAGATTGTGGTGGATGTCGAGGGCGCCGAGGTGCTCTCCAAGACCATTAGTGATGTGCAGGCGGCGATTCGCGAGCTGGGTGGCGATGGCGGCAGCGTGCACGTGACCGACGATGCGCCTGTGCCTGTGGCGCCGGTGTCCTCGCGCGTGCGGGCGGTCGAGAGGTCCGAGCCGGTGGTTGAGCCTGTGGCAAAGCCTGAGCCGCTCTCCACCAAGCACATCACACATCCGGCCGCGAAGGCCAAGGCGAAGGAGTAGGCCATGCCATTTGGTGATGATTGCAAGATCGTGATCGCTTCGACCACGACGCTTGGCGCCGCGGCGTCCACGGCGATCACGAGTTCGGCGGTGGACACGCAGGGGTTCAACGAGTGCACGTTCATCGTGCCGATCGGCACCATCGTGACCAATGCGGTCACGTCCATGAAGCTGCAGCAATCGAATGATTCGGGTGGGTCACCGGATGACTTCTCCGACATCATCGGCAGCAGCCAGACCATCGCGGATGGCGATGACGACAAGCTGTTCTACGCGACCGTCGTCAGACCGCAGAAGCGGTATCTCAAGTGCGTCGTCTCGCGCGCCACGCAGAATGCGACCATCGGCGGAATCATCGCGGTGCTGCGCGGGGCGCGGAGCCTGCCTGTCACGCAGGGGACCAACGTGGCCGGCGAACAGTTCATCTACGTAGCCGAGGGTACTGCCTAGGTCAATCGCAACTCGCGAACGGGGGGATATGACATGAGTGAATCGAAGACGACGCATCAGCCGCCGACGCCTGATTCTCCGAACCCAACCACGCATCCGAAGCCGTCTCCGGACGCGCCGGCTGGGCCGCCTCCGCAGGACGTGCCGAAGAAATGAAGATTCGGTTCGTGGAGATCACGCCGTCATTGACTCCCGGCTTTCCGTTTCAGCCTGGCCAAACGATTGAAGTAGCCAAGCTGACGCCGGAGCTCCGGAAGTGGATCAAGGAAGGCCATGCCGTGCTTGTGAAGCAGGATCCGCCAGAACATGCGGTGACTGAGGGCAGGGGCGCGGCGTGAGGTACGCCTGGAACATCGTCACCGGGCCAGTGGAAGAACCGATTTCCATCGCGGAGATCAAGGCGCAGGCTCGCGTGACGCATGACCGGGAAGACGCGTTGCTGTACAGCTACATCGTGGCCGCGCGAGAGGCGGCGGAAAGCTATCTCTCGCGCGGGTTGCTGACGCAGACGTGGCGGATGGATTTGGAGTACTGGCCGGACGTCGTCTCATTGCCGATGGCGGCGCCACTCCAGAACGATGCGCTGGCCAGTCCATCTACAGCGGTGGCGGTGCAGTACTACAACTCAACTGGTGTGCTGACGACCTTGGCGACGACGTACTACGCCGTGGATACGACGAGTACGCCTGGGCAAGTCGTCCGGGCGCCGCTGCAGTCGTGGCCGACGCTGCAATCGGATCGGTCACTGTCGGTGGTCATCACGTATGTGGTGGGCTGGACGGCTCCGGATCTGGTGCCGGAAACCATCAAGCAGGGGATTCGGTTACTCGCAGCGTCGATGCCGCGTCCCCGGGATACGGCGGTGGACATGGATGCCGTGACGCGCGCGGCGCAGGCCTGCTGGGATCGCGCGGGGTGCCTGTCGCACATCCCGCCGGATTGCTATGCCAGCCGGTAGGAGGACCACGTACGTCACGTTGTCGGAGATCGTCAACGACAACACGCCGGTGACGTTCACGCCCGGGGACGCGTGGGTGGAAGTGAAGCCTTCGGCGCCTGGGGCGTTTGACGAATCGGGGAATGTGTACCTCGTGGAGATGGATTACCACCCGCAGATGACGACGAACACGATCCTGACGCTGGACAGCGGGCAATCGCTGTATGTGCGCGGGTTTCAGGATGTGGACAACCGACATGTGACGCACGCGCTGTATTGCACGGATGTGTTGACGCCATGAGTGCGCGTATCACGATGACCGGATTCGACGAACTGATCCAGACGCTGACGGATGCGCCCCAAGACATTCGCACTGAGGCCATGGGGATCATTCGCGAGGAGACCGAGGGCGCGGCGGTGGAGATGTCGCAGCGGTTCGGATTCAAGACCGGCAAGCTGCGGCGCAGTGTGAAGACCTCGTATCCCTCGAGCACGATTCTCCTGGGATTGGCTCAAGCCACGGCACCGCATGCCCATCTGAACGCGTTCGGCACGCAGGACAGGAAGAACCGAGCCGGGGCCAATCGTGGCCATGGCGAGCCTCTGAATCCTGGCATCGTGGAGATTGGCAAGCGGCGGCGCGCGCGGATGTTTCGACGGTTCAGGGAACTGCTGGTGCGGCGTGGATTTCAGGTGGGCGAATGATTCTGCTGCCGACGCCTTGGTATCAGCCGCTGGTGAAGCGTGGCGATTGGCGTCTGAGCATGCGTTCGCGGGTGCGGGCGAACCATTGGATAGCCTGGAGAGTTGAGCGATTGCCGGAAGGCAACGTGTACCTGCTCTTTCTGCCATGGCTCCTAGCGAAAGTGATGGTGAAGGCGTGATGCGATTGCGCACATGGTGGCGGCAGCTGCGAACGCCCTGCTCTGAGGGCGGGAGACGGCATGAGTACGAGCCGTATTTCCACGGAGACGTGTGCTTGTATCAGTGCCGAGACTGCAAAGGCTTCAAGCCGACCCTTGTCGCAAACGCTCTGTTTCGGGGTCAGTCGTGAAGCCATTTATCACGCTGTACACGCCCACTTTCCGCAGACCGAAGGGCTTGGCGGCCTGTCTCGAGAGCGTGGGTCGGCAGACCATCGCGTCAGAGATCGAGCACATCGTCATTCCCGATCACGTCGGGCTTGGCATTGGCGGCATGTACGCCAAGGTTCATGACTACGCGGATGCCGTTCATGGGCGGTATGTGCACTTCCTCGCTGACGATGATGTGCTGGCCGATCCGACCGTCGTGGAGCAGGTCAAGGCGTTTGCCGATGTGAATGGGTCTCCGGCTGTCGTGATCGTCAACGTGATCAAAGGGCATCACGGCATGTTGCCGGTTGGGGATCCGTGGCCGCCGCGGCTAGGCGCCATTGACTTGGGCTGCATCATCACGCGCGCGGACGTCTGGAAGGTCCACGCGAAGGATTACGGCACGCGCTACGAGGGCGACTTCGACCACGCGCAGGCGTTGTTCAACGCTGGTCATCAGGCGGCGGTGTGCGATGTGCTGTTCCTGTGTGGGGCGGTGAGCCACGGGCGGGCCGAGGCGGCGGCGTGAACTTCATTAACCCGCAGGCCAAAACATTGGCCCACATGGATCGCCTGGTGGACTGGAATCGCGGCCACAAGCCAGCGCCAGTGACGGTGGAATGGGATCTGTCGAACCGCTGCGTCCTTGGCTGCCAGGATTGCCATTTCGCCCACACGCATACGCGCGGGCCATGGATGGTGAAGGACCGGAAGTTGCCGATGGCCTACGACTCCGGAGGCGATCTGGCCGATCCATCCGTGGTCACGCGTGCGTTGCGTGAGATGTCCAGCGCGGGCGTGCAGTCGATCGTGTGGAGCGGCGGTGGAGAACCGACGACGCATCCGCAGTGGCTGGACATGGTGCGGTACGCCGACAGCATGGCGCTGCAGCAGGGGATGTACACCCTTGGTGGACTGCTGGATGAGCCGAGTGCCTTGGTGCTGGGGTCTCTGGCGACGTGGGTAGTTGTGAGCCTCGATTGTCCTGACGCGGAGACCTACGCGGCCGAGAAGGGTGTGCTGGCGGAACGGTTCCGGAAGGCCTGTGACGGCATCCGGTATCTCGTGGCGGCCAAGCATGCGGCGGTGGGCGTGTCGTTCCTGCTGCACAAGGACAACTGGAAGCGCACGCGGGAGATGTTGACGCTGGCGCGTTCGCTTGGTGCGACCTATGCCACGTTTCGGCCGGCCATTCATACGAGCCCTGATCGGCCATCGAAGACCACGGATTACCGTGGCTGGATTACGGCCGCCCTGCCGATGCTGGCCTCGGTGTCCCATGACACCGATGTGGAACTCGACGTGGAACGGTTCATCAAGTACCGCGATTGGTCTGGCCATGGGTACGACGCATGTCGAGGCATCAGGCTGTCTACCACGGTGACGCCTGACGGGCGTGTGTGGGTCTGCCAGCAGCGCCGAGGGGTCAGAGGCTCAGAGATTGGCGATCTGTCCAAGGAGAGTTTCTCCCAGGTGTGGGCGAAGCATCCAGGGCAGTGGACGGATTTCGCGGACTGCCGGGTGATGTGTCGCATGCACCTGTCGAACGAGATTTTGGCCCAACTTGCGCAGCCGGTGGCGCACGCGGCGTTTGTATGACGTGCACCAAATGTCGTCGTCTCGTGCGCGCGGAGCATACCGATGGCGAAGGCCGCTGTGTGTTCTGTTCGCCGCCGGCAAGCTGGCCGATGAAGTGGACGCAGCCGGATAGGCCGCAATGAACCTCCGTATTTTACTCGCGCACCCAGGCGCATCTTGGTCGACTGCGGATGTGTGGGCGGGCCTGAGTTACGGCCTGAAGTACCACAAGGTCGATCTGGTGCACTTCCGACTGGATGAGCGGATTGCTCTTGAGAGCAAGCATCTGTATGCGCGCTGGCGTCAGCAAAAGAAGAGCCGGCCAGACCTCGAGAAGCCGTCACACGGCGACGTGCTGTATCAGGCCAGCGTGGGCGCGCTGGAAATGGCGCTGCGTCACAAGGTGCATGTGGTGTTCGTGGTGAGCGCCATGTTCATGCATCCCGCCGTCATCGCGATGATGAAACAGGCGGGGCTGAAGGTGGTAGTGCTCTTCACGGAGAGTCCGTACGACCTTGAGGCCGAGTTGAAGATTGCCGCGATGGTGGATGGTTGCTGGACGAACGAGCGGGCGTCCGTGCCAGCGTTCAAAGCGGTGAATCCGAATAGCGGGTATCTCCCGCACGGTTGGCATCCGGAGCGTCATGCGATTGCTGGGCCAGTGCCTGACACCGTGCCGGCCCATGACGTGGTGTTTGTGGGGTCAGGGTTTGCCGAACGCATCGACTGGTTCAATAGCATTGATTGGACCGGGATCGATGTAGGCCTGTATGGCACATGGAAGGGTCTGGGGCTCAAGAAGCAACTCACCGGCTGTGTGCGTGGGGCGCAGATTGGCAACGAGTACGCGGCGGAACTGTATCGCAACGCCAAGATCGGGCTGAATCTGTATCGCGGGTATTCGCGGAGCCGAGAGGGCCGGCGCACGGCGGTGTACGGGGAGTCGTTGAGTCCGCGCGCGTATGAACTCGCGGCGGTCGGAGCGTTTCATCTGAGTGATTACCGGAAGGAAGTGCCGGAGGTGTTTGGCGAACTGGTGCCGACCTTCCGCACGCCAACCGAGGCAGCGGCCTTGATACGTCTGTGGCTGGCGGATGACGCCGGGCGCATGCGTGTGGCCGCACAACTTCCAGCCTGTGTGGCTGTGGCGTCATGGGAGCGTAGGGCTGCCACGGTGCTCGGTGATCTTGCGCGTCTTGCACAGACGCCAGCCGCTGCTTAGCGGTCACACATAGATTAGGACGTTGTTACCATGGCCCGATACCCAGGCAGAAATGCTCTCGTCTACATGTCCACCACCGCGGCCGGCGCGGCGACGTCGGTTATTGCCCTGAACGCGTGGACGCTCAACAAGGCCACCGACAAGATCGATGTCACCTCGTTTGGTGATGCGAACAAGGTGTACGTGCAGGGCCTGCCAGATCTACAGGGCACGTTTGCCGGGTTCTGGGATGACACGGAAACCAAGCCGTTCACTGGCGCGGCCAGCTCTGACGGAGCCAAGTTCTATCTGTACCCGTCATCGGCCAAGCTCACCAGCTATCACTACGGAGTGGCCTGGCTCGACACGTCGATGGACGTCAATGTCAGCGGCGCGATCACGATTTCCGGCTCGTTTGTGGCGGCGGGTTCGTGGGGCAGCGTCGGTATCTAGTGCGTAGGAGTCCGGCGGCATGGTGAAGTCCTTGTCCGGCCAGGCGGCCACGGTTCGATGGGGGTATCGGGCGGTGGCATCGCTGGTCAAGTGGACCTGCACCAGAACCGACCAGGGGGGCACGTTTACCGCCCAGATGACGAACTGCGACGAATTTGGGCTCTCTCAGGAGCCCTTAGTTGTTGTGGTGCCCGCAGGCGCATCTCAGTGGAGATGGCCGGTTCGTGATCTGCTGCGAGACGGCCTGACCGTCACGATGACGGTGGGGCCGATGGAGTGATCGGGACATGGCGAAGCGGAAACGGTTTGTGGTGCCGGACATCGTCCGGCTGACCCTGTCTGATGGTGACTGGCTCGAAGTCAAGAAGACGCTGACGGTTGGGGAAGAGCGCGCGGCCATCGCCACGGTTATTGGCCGGACCAATCAAGACGGATCGCGGACACCGAACATGGACGTGTTGGGCATGGGCGAAGTGGCGGCGTACATCGTGGATTGGGGCGGCCCAGGATTCACGGACGCGAAAGACAAGCCGGTCGCGTACTCGTTTGACGCCCTGAAGTCGATTGACCCGGCAACCTACAAGGAGATCGACGAGGCCATCGACGCGCATAAGGCCAAGGCGGCAGCGGAGGCTGACGAGGCAAAAAAGGGCCATGGCGAGATCGAGCTGTTAGCGATCTCGTCGTCTGCCAATTGATGCACTGGAGCCTCGATCAATTGCTGGCGCTGCCAGTGGATTACTACGAGGTGTTGGTTGAGGAGCTCGGGAACAAGGACTCTCCGTTGATGCCGAGGCAGATGTTGTGAGCGTAAGCGTTTCGTTCGCCGCCGATTTCACCAAGCTCAATTCCGCCATTGATGGCGCCGTGGTGAAGTTTCGCTCGTTCGAGACGCAGACCTCGAAGGTCGAGAAGCAATTGACCGGCATGGGCAACAGCTTCTCAGGCCAGAAGATTATCCAGCAGGCGCTGTTGGCATCGGCGGCCATCGAGAAACTCGAGCAGGACGCTGCAGACAGCGGGAAGGCGTTTGCGCTGACTGGCTCAGAGATGCAGCGGGCAGGTAATCTGGCCAAGGAAGCCGCGGAGAAGATGCGCGCGTTGGGGATGGATGTCCCTGAGCGGCTGCAGAAGCTGGTCAAGGCCATCGAGCCATTGCCTCAGCAACTCACGCTGACGCAGAAGGCCAGCGCGGCCCTCACCAGCACGTTCGGCCAAATGACGGCGGCGTTCGGTGCGGCCAATCTCATTCAGAAAGGCGTTGGAGCTCTCATCAGCTTTGGCAAGGCGGCACTCGAGGATGCCGGTCACATCGTCGACCTGTCCCAGAAAACCGGGATCGGCACTCAGGCCTTGCAGCAGATGCAGTACGCCGCAATTCAATCGGGCGACTCGCTGGACAGCATGACGTCGGCGGCGTTCAAGTTGGGCGTGAAGATGTCCACCGGCAGCGGCAGTGTCAGGGAAGCTGTGGACGAGCTCGGGCTCTCGTTCGCGCAATTGCGAAACGCCAAACCAGAAGCGCAGTTTGAGAGCATCGTCGGTGCGCTGGGCAAGATGACGGACGTGCAGGAACGGAATCGCCTGGGCGTCGAGTTGTTCGGGAAGTCCTTTGAGGGCATTGCGGCAACGGTCTCAGCCGGGTATGCGGACATGGCGGCAGCCGCGCCGAAGATGTCCGATGCCCAGATCCGTGCGGCCTCAGCGGCTGGTGATGCATGGGATCGGATGGTAGGCAAGATCACCAAGGGCACCGGTCAAGTACTGGGAAACTTCGCGATTATCTCCGAAGAGATCGGCAAGATGTTTCAGGGCCAAGGGGCAACCACGGACGCTGGGATAGGCGGCGTGATTGGGGCCTTGGATCGTGCCAGCAAGAGAGCCCGCGGGGAGATTGCGGAGCCGGCGTTCATTGGTCCTCCAGCGTCTACGAAGAAAGCTGTACTCGATTACGTCGAGGCGCTGAAGAAAGCCGACGATGCCGTCGCCAAGCTGACGAAAGAGCAGAAGGCGCAGATTGACGCGGCGACCAAACTCGGTACCAGCACGGAGAAACTGGCCGATGAAACCGGCATTGCCGAACTCGTCATCAAGCGCTACACCAGTAGCACGAAGGAGTCCACGAAGGCCACCAAGGACAACGAGGCGGCGCTAAAAAAGCAGCATCAGGCCTTGGAGGATTTCCAAGAGGACTTTGCCTCAGTCGAGATCGCCATCGACAAGCTGGTCGACAAACAGCAGGAGTTGGACGACAAGGAATTCTGGGCCTCTGGCATCAAGGACATGAAGGAGACCCACGATCTCTTTCAGAAGCTGCTTGATGATGCTGATGATTTCAACAAGGCGCTGAATCCAAGCAGCGAGCAGCAGGCCAAGAACATGGCCGGCATCACGGGTGGGCCGACTGGCATCTCGGCGCCTCCTGTCAAGTTGCTGTCCTCCTTTGAGAAGGGCATCGACAGCCTAGCTGAGGCATTCTCTCGGCTTGCCACGATCTCCCAAGGCACATGGGGTGGGATCGTGAAGGATCTGGCGCGCGTTGTGGGCGCCATGGATCTCGCCAACAAGGCCGGCAATCAATTCCAAGAGGGTGGAATCGGGAACAAAGCCGCCGGGATCATCGGCGGCATTGCAGCCGTTGACAGCGCCACAAGTTCTGGTTCTCGCCTGAGTCGCGTTGGTGGCGGCGCGGCGGCTGGGCAGGCTATCGGCAACAAGATCGTACCGGTCATCGGTGGATGGGTGGGCGGCATTGCGGGCGCCATTGTCGGCATCTTCCGAGGGGACTCGAAAGGGCAGCAACTCAATAAGGGCCGCGATGCGGCGATCAAGCAGATCACCGGCGTCAATGGCAGTAAGGGTGTGCAGCAGGACGCGTTCCGGAAGATGGCCACAGATGCGGGGGCTTCGCGTGAGGAGCTCGACAAGTTGTTTTCCACGCACAACCTTGATGAGTTCAACGCTGGCCTCGAGAAAATCACGGCCAAGCTGCAGGCGCAGAAGGATCTGTTTGAGAAATACAACGTCACGTGGAAGGACTTTGAAGGCACCAAGCAGGCTGACTTGTTCGGCAAAGAATTACAGCAACTGGTTGGTGACACCAAGGCGTTAGAGACGGCTGGCCTGAGTCATGAGGCGGCACTGCGCAAGACCGCTGATGCCTACGTAGATTTGGCGATGCAGGCCGTGACGGCGTTTGGCGAGATACCCGAGGCCATGGCGCCGACGTTGTTGGAGCTCGCCAAGATGGGATCGATCACCGAGGCGAACGCGGCCAAGTTGCTCGGCTTGACCGATGCCAACGTCGTGGATTTCAAGGCCATGGAGGAGGCGGCCAATAAGTACGGCATCAAACTCGAATCTCTTGGGTCCAAGTTCCTCGGCGCGAAATTGTCAGATGCCGCCCAGACGCTGCTTGATGATTTCAACCTTCTGACCACCAACGGGGGTGATCTCAATGCGGTCATCGGTGGCATGTCCAAGGAGGTGCAGCGCGTTGTCGACCAGGCGATCCATATGGGCCTGGCGGTGCCAGCCAGCATGCGCGACATGCTGCAGAAGTTCGTCGACTCCGGCGCATTGGTCGACGACAACGGCGACAAGCTGAAAGACCTCAGCATGATCAATTTCGCCGAGCCCATCGAGTCCGCGATTCAGCGTCTGATCGACAAGCTGAACGACTTCATCGACAAGCTCGGAGAGGCCGGTAGCGCGATCAATGGCCTGCCGTCGGTTCCAGAAGGCGGCGGAGGCGGCGGCACTGGAGACGGTACGGCCGATGGCGGGCAGCAAGCGCGCGGCGGGTTCTATCGTGTGTCTGGTCCGACGAAATTCCTGGCTGGTGAAAAAGGCCCAGAGGACGTGTTGTTCTCCGGCGCGAACAGGACGATCAAGTTTCCGAGCAGTGGTAATGCTGGGGGATCTGGCAGCGCGGCTGCAACCATCGATCTGTCTGGCGTTGAGGATCGGCTGGATCGATTAGCGCGCGACAATCGCCGCTCGGATGCGCGCTGGGCGGCGGCCTTCTTCCCGCTGATTGGCAAGGCGTCCTAGTGGCCAATCCCTCCGTCGTCGTGGAGATGTGCTTCGGTGGCCGCATGCGGCAGCTGTTGAATGACAGCGGCGCGGGGCTCATCTATCCGTTAGCGGATACGTGGGGAGAGATCGCCCAGGAAATTCTCCAGGGGACGTTGTTCGACGGCACCAACAACAACACGAGTCTGGGTGACATCGGCATGATGCCGGAGTATGGCTGCGCCACGACGTTCCTGCGGGCGGGGGCGTCAGGGGCGTGGTGCAGCATTCCGGGGTTCTCGGGGTTTATTCCCTCGAGCTCGTTTGCCTTCGGGTTCTTCATCCTGCCGGTGTCGACACCAGCCGTGGATTGGACGATCTTCCGACAGGAGAACGGCGGCACCGGTGGGCGTGTGGTGATTGGGTTCAAAGCGACTGGTCCCAAGCTGTACTTCGGCGCGAACATCGGCGGCTCCTATGCGGAACTGGAATACACCATTCCGAGCTTCACGGCCTGGACCGACACGCCCAGGTTTATCGTCTGTCGGTACACTGGCGCGGCCAAACAGATTCTCCAGATCTCCATGACCGGCGTGGTCACCACCTTGGCCACGACGGCGGCATCTGGGGTGGTGTCCACGGGGACCCATACGGCGGGCTACATCGGGGCCAATGCGGGGGCGTCAGAATTCCTTGATGCCAAGCTGCAGTACCTGACGGTTTGGAGCAACAACTATCCGTCTGATGCGACCTTGGCATTGATTGCACAGGCGATTACCTGGACGGACGTCACCGCCGATGTACGGACGGATGCTGGGATCGATTGTGAATGGGGCAACCGCTCCACTGGCCCACAGTCACGCGTGGGACAGACCGGCACGCTGCAATTCAGCCTGGACAACAGCGCGGGCAATTCTGCTGGCCTGG